TTGTTGGCGTCGTCGCTGTCCTTCTTGCCTTGGCGCATGGCGTACTTGATGACGTTGCCCTTGAGGAACCCGATGAACTCCTCCTTGGTCAGCACCGCCTCCATCACAGCCCAAGGCTGGATGCCCATGTCTTTGTAGTGTTGGCCGCCGATCTGTAGATCGTCTGCGCTTGTGCCGTTGAAGTTGTTTTCCATTTCAGTTTCTCCTTGGTTTGGGTTCAGGTGGGGGGCAGTTTTCTGGGGGTACGACCACGCACCATACGGCGGTGTGTCTGCCTATTCCGCCGAACCGGGTCCAGCGGTCGATGTAGGCGTCAGGCATGGTGTGCAACAGCTTGCGGATGTTGCCCGGCTCTCGGTCGAGGTTGTTGGCTATTGTGCCTACGTCCATGCCGTCAGGGTTATCGCGCAGTAGCTTGCGCACGGCGTGCGTTGCAAAGGTTCTCATTACAGCTCGTGTTTGTTGGGTTGTGGTTTGATGTGTGGGTGCGCTCGCAGGAAGATGCCAAACTGCTTGTAGTCAGTGCTCACTACCGCGTTCTTGGTGCGGAAGAAAGGGTCTTGCAAGAAGATGCTCGGCCTTGGGTTCTGCTTCCAGTGGAAAGGCGATTCGGGATGGCATTTACAGTTCATGCGGTAGCTCCTTGTGTGATGACCCACTGGGTCTTTGGTTTTCTGTAGTTCACCCCCCACTTTACGCGGTCTTTGGGGTGAGGGCAGTCCTCGGGTACAGGCACTGCGACCCACACCTTTGTGAACTGCCCACGCTTGCCCATGCGCCAGCGGTCCACATACACATCGGGCATAGCCCTGAGCGCTGTCCTGACGTTAGCCACATGCACCCCGGTCGCATCCGCGATCTCGGGCGGTGTCATCCCGTTCGGGTGTGCCCGCAGAACGGTACGGATTTTCTTCTGGCGTACCGGGGTCATAGGTACTCCCAGAAATACTTGAGGAGTTTGGCAAACCCAAACATGGCTGTGAGACTGACAACGCATGACGCCAAAAAGATGGCGAGCAGTGTGAGTTTTTCTTTGGTGGTCATTGCTTCTCCTTGACTTTCTTACGTAGGGCCAGCAACTCCTCCAGCATGGCTTCCATCTCTTTGGATGCTTCCAAGTGGAACGGGCTGATGGGTTTGCAGTTCGCCATCGAGCGCATCATGGCGATGGTCAGGCGTGCTGCTCGTTCGCTGATCTTCTTCATGTTATCCACCCAAATCCAATTGCCACAACCACTATTAGCGTGCCGCAGCCGTTAATAAGACCGATCCCCTTTGGAACGTGTGGGGCAAGCCAGATGCAAGCCGACAAAATGAGGAACCGTTCGTCAGTCATGCTTGCTTCTCCTTGGTAAAGGCATCCAGCAGTGGCGTGCCGTATGTGTACTTCTCTTGTGGCTTATCCAACACGATGCGCTCCAGAACTTCCAGTGTGACGTGCAGGTCTTCATACAGGTATTCGGGCGGCTGTGCTCCTTGGCTCATGGCCCACGACTCCAGCGCGGACAGCAGTTTGATTGCTGCGAGGGCTTCTTCTTTGGTCATGCTTGCTTCTCCTTCAGCAATGCGCTGATGATGTTGTTGCACCGTGTGCATTGGTACATGTAGTGGTTCGGTGTGCGGTACTTGATGTAGGTGACTTGTTCCCAGCGGTGTTTGCATTCAGTCATAGTCCAGCCCCAACTCTCTGGCGTTGTCTGCCTTCTTGTCGAGGGCCCGGGCTTGCTTGATGGCGGTGATGGCTTGTCGATGTGCTTCGTATGCGGTCGGTGTGGTCTTTACATCAACCACCACCATCTCCAACGCCTCCAGCGCCAAGTCCAATGCTTCGTCTTTGGTCATACCCCACTCCCTCTCTTGGCACACGGCCAGCGGTTGGCCAGCGTGACCTGAACATATACGTCCGCAGCCAGATGCCGCTCGGACGGGATGCGCTCCAAGGACTGCTTGACCATGTCAGTCATCTGGCCCACGCTGACAGTGTTTGGCGGGATACAGATCGTCACCCCCGATTGAGAGTCGGCAACCCCTGCGATGTAGCCAAACACCCACATGCGGTTGTCGGTCATGCGGATGAGTAGCTCTTGCCCCGTAATCAGGGTGGACGACTGCTGCGCATGTGCGCTGCTGCACAGCAGTGCAGCGATCATTAAAAGTTTCTTCATACCAATGCTTCTCCTACGCTGTCGCGCTTTTGTTTCTCGTACAGTTTGATCTGCTCTGGTGTCCACGGCACAGGGCCAGTGGGTGGTGGGAACGGCCACGTCATCTCAACCCCCAAAGATTTTGCGCAGCTCGTCGTACAGCTCACGGGCCTGAACCACAGACAACGTATCCAGCAACTGCGGTATGGTCGCGCTGAACTTGGCGCTGGTCGGTAACTGGGTAGGTTCGGCCTCGGGCGCTGCCCTGCGAGTGATGGTGACGATCTTGCGCTGTGGTGCTTGCTGCTTCTCAGCGATCGCTTTGAGCTTCTTGGATGATTTCAACGGGGCGTACTCGCCGGTCGTGGCGTAGAGCAGGTTTGCGCTTTCTCGCACGAGGCCTTGCTTGCGCATCTGCCCCAGCAGGGAGGTCACAGAGCTGTTCTTGTAGCCTTGCGCCTCCAGTGCAACGGCGATCTCTTTGCGGGTCTTACCGGGGTTGTCTCGGATGTAGTCGAACGTAACGCGAGTCACGTTGTTGGTCACCGTGAAGTAGGGCTTGGTCGTGGGTGTGGCCGGGGTAGGCTCTGGTGTAGGCTCCCAATCGCTCAGAGCTTTTTGAAGGGCGCTTGCAATATCAGGCATGAGATTCTCCTTGGGTTTATTTGAAAAAGATGATGGGGGTGAATGACTGCGCTGGCGCAGGGGGCGGCGTCATGGTCTCAGACGGCGGGGTCCAGCCATACTTGCGCCACAGGGCTTGCACGTCAGCGCCTGACGTCCACTTGAAGTCGGGGTGCCCGACAGGTATCCACGGGGTGGTTTTCTTTGCTTCGATGTTCATAGTTTTCTCCTTGGGGTTTGGATTATTTGTACAGCGTTAGACAATTGTCAACGTCTTTTTGAGTTCCGAGATTTGATATTCAATCCTCTTGAGCGCACGCTGCGCATCAAGTTGGTGCTCACTATCGCTAGGACAGTTGCCGACCTGCCCTCGCCTGCGTTTGGTCCAGTAGTCACACAGGGCTTGCGCCCTGCTCAGTTCAGCTTGTAGTTGCTGCAATGTTTTCATGGGTTACTCCAAGTAAAGGATGATGCCGAGGAAAGCTGCCAGCACAAAGAACCATACGGCCAGTGCGCGGTCAGACGTGTGTTCCCTGTGCGTAGGGATGGGCTTGGATGGGCCTTTGTATTTCACTTGCTTTCTCCTTGGGTTGTGTAACTATGGTGGATGTAGCCGAACTCGATCTTGCCGACCATCATCTGCTTGATCCAGATCGTCGTGCCGTTGGGCAGCTTGCGCTGATGCCCCCTGCGTACGTGTCGCCTTGGACTTGCGTGTGTGCGCCCTGTCGGTGTGCTGCTCTCTGGCATAACGTGTTTGGCCGTGACGTCAATTACTTTCCACTCGAACAGCGGCTTCTTGCCCTTTCGTATGCGCTTGTCGTTGGCTGGATTGGAAAGTGGCGTGTACGTTTTTAGCGTTGTCTTCTTGCCCGTCAACTCTACAAACAACATGGCGTACGTCTTTCTGGCAATGTCCATGTATTCTCTGACCACGTCTGCTTCCGCCAACCCTTTGAACTTTGGGGACCTCAACGAAGCCTCAAGAATGTCTCCGTCGTACCACAAGTCTTTGCCGCCGCTTCCAGACAAATCTCCTTTGTGCGTCATGATGAGTTGCTTGCGCGTAGGGTGCCGCATGATGACCTGCAAATCGTTATCACTGCGGTGGTACGTGAACGCGATAGGCGTTTCTATCTTTGTTGCAGTCATGTGCGTTGCCACCACGCCAAGCATTTCAAACGGCATGGGTAACTCTTTGGGAGGTGTTTGCGACAGCATGACTTCGGGCACTTCTCCCGTTTCTATCTTGCGTTTCGCTTCGGTGTAGTCACGAATATCTCTTGGGCCAAGATCAACCCACGTGAACTCGTACGCTTGCGGTGAGCCCATAAGGTCAGGCGCAAACCATTTCATTGCCTCCAATATGTTCGGTGTCATTTGCTTTCTCCTTGGGTTATCGGATGGAATACCAGCGGGCCAGCATGGTGGCCAGCGTGTCGATGCTCTGGATGACGTGCAGCTCAGCGTCATCGCTCAGCCCTCCGTTCATCAGCATGGCGGACAGGTTCCACAGGCACTCAGCCACGTCGATCGTCTCTTGGTTGTGTGGGATTTTGTTGATTGTTGTATCAGTCATTGCTTTCTCCTCATGTTATGCCGCATAGGCTTGGTCGAATATCTCGGCCAGCACTGCATCGGGGTCGTAGGTTGTGCTGATCTTGAGGGCGTGTGCAAGCACTGCCTCATCAATCTTGTTGCGGTCGATCAGGCGCTCGGCCATCTCTGGGTCTTCGGGCCACACGGACTCACACATCAGCTCGATGAGCCACTGCTTGGAGCCTGCCTGCGCGTCATACAGCGCCTCTTGAAGCTCGCTGGTGTACGAGTCATAGTCCCAGTCGAAGTCATCACTGCTCAGGTGATGGTAACCATCCCCGGTGGCAGAGACCCTGACACCCGTCAGAGACGCCCCCGCATACACCCCCCACCCACCCCAGTCAAGCACGTCAACCACAGTCGGGTCGCGGTCAGTGGGCAGTGAGTCCCAGTCGATCTTGGCTACGCGATCGGCCAGTGCTTGGAAGTGCAGGATGTCGAGCGACTCCTTGTCGCTGTGCTCAGAGTAGTAGCCCACGCTGATGTTGGTGCACTCGGGTATGACCTCGATGAACTCGGCCGTGTCGGTGTACACACCTGTGCTGTCGGGCAGGTACATCAGGGTATCGTCGGCATTGAGCGCGGCGCTGAGTGCATCGGCAAACACATCAGAGCAGCAGCGGCCACGGCCTTGGTGTGTGATAACGCTGTCGATGCCGCGCCTGTCGAACGCAATGGCCCGGTCGAACTCAGAGAGAAGTTCTCTCTCGGTCTTGGCAAGAAACGTAGCACCGATACCGCCGCACTCCTCGCCTTGCGTGAACACATAGTAGGCATGGACACCAGCGTGTAGCAAGTGCATGAGCATCGCCACACCCGCGCCATCATCGGCACCGAGAGCTGCCCCGTCAGCGTACCAGTGGGTGTTGGTCTGCTTGATCTTGTTGGGGCCTTCCTTGCGGTGCACAGTGTCAACGTGCGCCACGAACAGCGTGCGGTGGTCTTTGGTCATGCGTGTGTCCACGTGTAGATTGCCAGCGCCGTCACGATGCACACGGGCATGGGCCGGGGCACGCTCTTGCAACCAGTCAGTCAGGCGTTTGGTTCCCTCGCTGTTGTGTGGGCGCATCATTGACAGTGCGCGGGCAAGAGTCTTGTACAGGATGGATTGTTTGTTGAGTGTTGTCATGGAAGTTTCTCCTTAGATGTTTGGTGTTACGGATGCGAAGTCGGCGGTTGCTCTCTCAAGGTCAAGCGCAATCTGCGCTGACTCAGGCGCATGGTCGGGGTGGTACTTGTCACCATCTACCTCAACGTAGTCCTCGTCATCGGTGTACCAGTTGTCTGACATGGTGCATTGCCAGCAGTTGTCTTTCAACTCGTACCGGCCTGAGTCCTCGGGGTAGCAGATGTCGTCGTCATCGCAGTGGTAGTACGCATCCTCTGACTCGACATACACCGCGTTGTCAAGGTCCTCGTACTCGCCGTCATGCAGCTCCACGATGTTGTTGTCAGACAGATAGTTGACGTCATACCACGAGCCGTTCACCTCAACCACCTCGTCAGTGCGGATGTAGTACTCGTTGCCCCGGCGGCTGTATGCGTAGGTGTATTCGTTGTCGAGACAGCGCTGGCACACATGGTTTTCTTCGTGGATGCCCGTCCAGCCGCCCTCGTCATCGTCGAACCCAGCGCCGCAGTCGTCACACGTGTACTCATGGTTATTGATCGTGCCGTTGGTGTTGGTCGCCTCGACCCCATCGTAGTCGCTGATGCGGAACACATCATCACCATCTTCCTCAACGTGCTGATTGCCGCCGTCGATGTACGGCATCAAGTACCCACCACGGCGCAGGGGATAGCGCATCACACGCACATGGTCAGGCCAGCCACGCCACTTGGCATAGCCGAGGGACTGCAAGTACGCCTCGATGGCCTCGTCAGCACCGGAGTGCGAACGCTCATCACGCTCGCGTTTGTACGAGCGCACAAACCCCTTGCCGTCCTCGCTCTCATGCACAAGGCATCGGCCCAGCACCTCAGTGCCCTCGGCACGCACAGCCATGCCCCAGCCAAGGTCAGGGTCGTACACCTCGTAGGGGTGGCGCTCCTCGTTGTCATCGCACATGATGTCGAAGCCGCTACTCATACACGAGCGAGGGCCGTTGATGACGGCGCTTATCATCTCGGTCATGTCCTTGGTGATGATGGTCGAGCCGCCGTATGTGTACTTAGCGGCAACGTCACGGATAAGGTTGGATGGTGCGTCAGGGAAGTGACGCGTCAAATACTTACCGATCGTAGTGATGACCGCTTTGATGTCGCTGTCGCCGCCGTGCATAGCTGACTTCTCGTCACGTGTGTAGGCCAGCCTGTTGGGGTCAGTGATGGACTTGTGTGGCCACTCAAGCAGCAGTTGATGCCAGTCATGTGGGCGGTACATATACTCTGTCATCATGTCGTACACAGCTTTGTGTAGATGATGGCGGCGGCGTTGTTGGTTGAACCACGGCCGACCCTCAAGTACGCACTCGTACTCGCCAGCACGGATGCGTCTGTGTACACCCTCGGCAACGATGCGTGCGGCTTTTAAGAACACATAGTCCATGAACTGATGTGCTTCGTATGCGGATTTCCATGTAGGCATTTTGCTTTCTCCTTAGTTTCAAGTTTGGAATGATGGGTATTGCCGGGGTTGGCCGCCCCCCATCAGGGCGTCAGAGAGAATGTCTCTCTCGATTCATTTGCGTCCTTTCTTTGGTGCTGTGAATGTGCCGAGCCACTCGGTGCCCTCGACTTGGGGCTGGTACATCTTGATGCTGTACGTGGCGTCGTGCTTACCGGGTACACGGAACAGGTTGTATGTGTACCCGTCCTTGTTCATCAGGTCGAGCAGTGCGGGCAGGTCTCGCGTGTCTGTCGTTGTGGCCCATTGCGCTACGCTAGAAGCGTAGAAGTGGAAGTCTTTCATTACATTTCTCCTAGTAGTTGGTTGAGTAGTGC